CTACCCTCCAGCATTCTCGGTTGCATCGATCACCCGCTTGACCTGCGCGGCCTGCCACTCCCCGCCGCGCGGCGTGGTCACACCAGCGTCGTTCAACGCGCGCGCGATCTCGCGAAGAGACTGCACGCCGGTTGCGCGAATGGCGTCGATACGTCGCCGAACCTTTACCGCGCGATCCTGCGATGTTTTGGCTCGCGAGCTTGCGCTGGCATTTGGACCTTTGCGAAGATCGGACTGATTGCCACGCGCGCCCCCTAGCCGCACCCCCCTCGCCTTGGCAGCCGCCAGTGCATCCTTCGTCCGTCGTGATATTGCCTTGCGCTCCGCCTGCGCGACAGCAGCCATGATATGCACAGTCAGCTCATTCGCTTCCGGCATGTCCGCCGCGACGAACTGCACGTCGCTGTCCTGTAGCGTTGCGAGGAAAGCCACGTTGCGGCTGAGCCGGTCGAGCTTCGCAACGACCAGCTTCGCGCCAGTCAGTTCGCACAGGTTCAACGCCTCAAGCAATTGAGGGCGATCGTCGTTCTTACCGGACTCGACCTCCACGAACTCACCGGCGAGTTCCCAGCTACCTCCATTCAGATAGTCGGACACACCTTTGCGTTGTGCGTCCAGACCTAGGCCCGATCTGCCCTGTTTCGCGGTGCTAACTCGGTAGTAAGCGATATGCTTTCCGTCTGCCATGATGCCCCTGTTACGTGAGTCGCTACGTTCGTTGCCACTGTTGTAACACCCCGAACGTGGTGCGCAAGGGCAAATCGTCTGGCCTCGCGCTTGCGATCACGCCGGTGGGTTTGTCGGGAATTTCTGGCAGGCGGTTCAGGTGCGCGCGCCGCCCACGGAGCCGAACGCTTCCATTCGGCCCATGCACACGCCTTCCCCGGTTATCGGCGGGGCACGGTTACTTACCTCCCTGTAGCTCTGGTATGTGGAAGCCATGACGACCCAATCGGACATTCTGTCCGGCGAGATGATCGAAGGCTAGGTGGCAGGATGAAACGCACCGCTGTTGTATTGGCAGACGCGAACGACCGTGTGGGTTCGTTCGAATTTCCGGCCTTCCCTCGTGTAGGTGACACTATCCACATACCTGGGAGCCAGGACGATTTCGGCGTCCGCATTTTTACGGTCGAAGAGGTTTGGCATTATGCGGTGGGCACCCCGAAATCAGATTTCATTGCCGACGATCAGGCGGCGTTGATGGTGACGGAGATCGGCTAAGTTTGGGCCTGCTCTATCATCCAGTCCTTACCCACAAACGCACCGTGATTCGCGAGGACTGCGCGGACGGCTCGCGAGGTGTTGAACGCCAGCGCATCTCTGCTTAGCATACCGTTGAAATAAGTGCTCATCGCAGCGATCTGCATATCGATGATGTCATTCAGACGTAGATGCTGCTGGCCAGTCTGCCGACCTTTCTGCACCCACAAAACATAGTATATCAACATGCACAACGAATAACGGGCTGGGAGCTGCCCGAGCACGTCTTTGAACAGCGTCCCCTTTTCATGATGTGGCACCCCATTATCTACAATGAACTGCGCCGTGGTGTCCCTCCACAGTTGGAACAGGATTCGTTTCGTCTGTTCGGTTACGCCCTCCCCTGTGCGTAGCTGCTTGATCTGATCGGGCTTGAACTGCTTGGTTACGTCCACCAGCGCAGCCTCGAGATCGGTCGTTTGCACGTGTAGCTCTGATATATAGTGTTTCGCCATCTCTTCTTTCTCGGCCATGAAGCTCCGCAATAAGGGGGGCTCAGGCAAGGTCATTAGATCGTGGCAAACTGCACGTAGCTCGACTGTAGCCTGATAGTCGATTAGCAGGTTGGCTTGTTCCTCGTTGGTGATGTCCAGCTCCAAGACCTCGTGAGTTTTTTTCAGCACAAACACCCGATCGAGAAACTGCGAAGCGATGAGCAAGGAGTTCTTGGACGTGAACAGGGCACTTCTCTTCCACATTTCGATCAATGTGGTGTCGGCGAGGAGAATGCCATTCTTACGCGAGCGAAGAAAATAGTCTTTCAGGCTCGGGTCCCGTAGGGCGTTGGAGTCGGCGATCATCAATGACATGGTAATCTCTCGATAATGACAGCACCCTTAGATAGGGCCCAGACTAGAAGTGCGGGTCCTACGATGCGGTGGACGCTAACCTCAACACCGACATTGATCTGCCACTGAACCCGTTTCGAACGCTTTTTCGGTTTGTTCGTCATACGGCCCTTCCACCACACCACGCAAAAGGAGGTTACCGCCGTCAGTATCGGCGCTCAAAATTGACCTCGTGGCGCCAGAGCCTTGCGCCCATGTTCCTTTTCTGTTCTCATGTGCCCATGGACACGATTCGAGCAACCGACGAAGAGATCACCATGGCAATCCACATAGCGGTCGCCACGGCACCGAACTACGCCATCCGCAATGTCTTCAAGGGGCAAGCGCTCGATCGCACGGTTGCGGTGGACACGCTTACGCAACGGGTTTTCCGCGCGCTTGAGCAGTTCGAGTTGACCCGGCCCGCGAAGAGTAGTGACTCATCACCGCAAGACCTGCCCATGTTTCCCAGCTTTGGAGCGCAGGACTAGCGCGCGTTCGCCTCTATCAATGCCGCGCCAAATTCATCCACGCCATTGCGATCACGCTTCGTCACGTCCCGGCTTTTGGCCGCCATGCCAAGCTTGATTAGCACCGCGCTCAGTGCCGCGACGTTGCGCCGGAAGGGTTCATCCTCCACCGGCTTGCCCTCCAGCAAGTCGGCGGTGAATCGCTCGCACAGGGTCGCCAGCGTCGCCGCATTCAAGAGCAAGGCTCGCTCGGCGGGGGTTGGGTTACGTTGGAGCTGCGCAGCCAGGTCGTATGCAAGCGATCGAAAGCGCCGTGCCTCGGTCGTGCGCCCGTCGATTTTCCGGCCAGCGATCACCAGCGGTTCGTTGGCGAATGGATCCAGCTCGCTGTTCATGCCGCGAGCCTCTCGGTAGGCTGCAATCGAGGTCGGCGACGAACCGTTGACGTATTCCGCGCGACGCGAGGCATGGGCTCGGCGCTTGCGATGAAATCAAGCGCCAGCCTCCGCACCACGTCGGGATGCATGCCAGCAAACTCGCATACTCGCCTGAAATCGGGACCGGCCTCGGCAAACCACCGGAGTGCATCGCGCTGATCATTTGCGACTTGGTTCGGGCGTCGGCAGTCGCTTTTGCGACCGGTGGCATCGCCGATCGCATTCAGGATGATGGCCTGCATTAGGCGGCGCTCGGGCAGAGCTTCCTTAGTGATCATTTTGCCCGCCGGAGCTCCGCGCGACAGCGGCAACCGTATTCGAGCGGCGGAAACTTGGTCGGGCCTAGCGGGGTGGCGAAGGGCTGATCGAGCAAGACACCCTTGGCGTTCATGCCGGGCACCTGTGCGTGGGAATGCCGCACACGTTCATCGCCCGCTGTCTGCCAATAGCGCCGCTGGTCGGTCGGTAGCGCGCCAACGTCTCGCGCGATCATCCAACCGGCAAGCTTGGCAGTTTCAGCGAGCGCGTGGATGCCCTCCCCCATGGCCGCGCGAATACGAAAACGACGCAAGGCACTGGCGTGCCGGTCGAGAATTTCGATTGCGCCAGCTTCTGTGAGCTGTGGATTGGACATCGCCTTTTCCAGCAGCCTTCGTTGCGCGCCGGAGATTTGGCCGCGGGTGCTTGCGAGGACGGCCCGCGCATTGATGAGACGCACGACCGTGCCCGGTTGGCGCACGCCGTTCGCATCTATACGCGCTGGCCCCCGTCGCAGCGGTGCGTTCACGAATTGCATCAGGGCATCATGCATGACCTCGTATGACGCGGCTTGGCGAACGCTAAGCCCGATCGAATGTTTGAGCAGTGCCGCGCGGGCCTCGAAACTGCCCGGCGTGAAAATCGCGGTCTCGATCGCGGCCCGGATGCCTTGCGCAGTGTCCGCTAGGTAGCGCAGCATGAAATCCGTTGCGGCGTCCCGAACGGCCACAACCTGTCGGCTGTTCGGATTGACGATGTGGCGCCCTTGCGCAGCGGCAAGCGCGACCATCGCCCCGCTGAATGAAGCAATAGCGATCAGAGAGACCGAAAGAATGTCCAGCGTGGGCGTTGGCTGCCCGGCTTCGTCCAGCTCAAGCTGTGTCGCGAGCTGTTCCCGAATGTGGTTTGAGTCGATGTCGTCAAGCGTGCTCGCCATTCGCGAAATATCGACGCCGTCCAAATATGCGGCGAGCGCCGCCTCGAGATCGGCGATGATGCGTCGCTGCTGCGCGTCTGTGAGCGCTTCCATGTGTTCAATCGACATTAGAACCGCACCTGCGCGACATTCGCCGATGAGGCTTCAAGGTAAGGCTCGATCGCGCGCCGGACGTGCTTCGGAAATTCGTCGGCGATCGTCGGGAAATACATCACCAGCGAGTCACCGAGCATGCGTTGCCGCACAGGCGCACCGGCGTGCTCGCCAGCTGTCAGCAAGTGGATTGCGAGGTCTACCGTAGCGCCGACGATCGCCGATGGGGTTTCTGTGGTCAGCGGATAGCCCGGCGCTGCATGCTGCGCGACGCGGGGCCACGCGAGGGCCTGTGTGGGCGCCAGCACCCTGCCCTGCCATTGCAGCCGGTCGAGCAAGGCCGTGGCGGTTGCAAGCGCGCGTTCGCGGGTGGCGTCGGTTGCAGCATCCCACGGCGCTGCGAAGAGCCGCGTTTCCGCGACCGCATTCGCATCTGCCAGCGACACATAGCTGTTGATGCCGACAGTGAGACGTTCGGTCATGTCAGAAAAACCTTGTGGAGGGTGCCGCCGGGCAGTGTCCGAAGCTCGGTTCGGATTGCGGCGAGTGTCTGCCCATCGGGCAGCTCAAAATGATCGCCGAGCGCGACCGGGCGGGGATGATCGATCAGCCACACTGCTGCACGCGCGTTGCCCAGCTTCGCTTTCGTGAAGGGGGAGACGACCTCGCCGTCGAAGTAGATGACGCGTGCCGCGTGGCGGGTGGCGCCGGTCTTGATTGACGTGCCGTGGATGTCGCGCGCGGTGCGCTGCCAGTGCTCGACAAACTCGGTTAGCAGGGGGCGTAGAGTTGAAATCATGGTCTCGATTTTCAGAACAAAAGGGGGTGTGCCGGTCGGTCACAAGGAGGCAGCGACCGACCGGCGACCGGGGTTGTTGGTGCACGGACACTCACCGGCTTGTCCGCCTTCGGGTTAGGCCCGAAGCCATGCTCGCTCCCAACCTCCCCGCCAGTCAGCCGGGAGTTCGGGTGCAAGTTGATTGCGGCGGTGAACTAAGCGAGCTTCACGCCTTTCAGGCGCGCGGCGCACTTGGGGTGCTCCAGCACGATCGTGCTGTAGTGCTCGACGCGGGTCCGGTAGGCGGGCTTGGAGTCCAGCTCGCCGAGATCGCGCACGCTGATTGGCGCGGTCTGTGCGCCGAACATCGCACCGGGGCCGAATTTCACAGCATAGATGCTCGCCGTGTTGTTCGCAGTGCCCTGCGCTTCGTCGAAGCCGAGGATGGCATTGCCCTCGTTATCGTCCTCGACGATACCGAACGGCACGCCGTAGTAGAGATCGATCTCGCGACCGAGGTCGTCCTTGGCGATGGTCAGAGCGTTCACGCTGCGCGCGAGCTGACGAATGACCTGGCGGGTCTTCTTGTTCATGAGCAGCAGCGAGGGCTCGCCAGCGACGGAGTCCACGAGATCGTCGAGCATGTTCAAGGTCAGCACCGCGCCATTCGTGCCAGCGTTGATAACCTGCCCGCCAGTCAGCCGGGCATTCAAGCCATCGAACTCTTTCGGATTCGCGGTGCTGTCACCGTCGAACACGGTCTTGAGGTGCGAAAGCGCGAGCGCCTTGACCTTCATGCCGTCATGGATTGCGCGCGTGTCGTTCGGGCCGACGCCCCACGCAACAAGCGCCGTGTCCACGTCGAGATCGCCGCCGACGATTTTCAGCGGGTCGCTAAGCTGATTGATAACGCCGGTGCTGGCGGTGTAGCTTTCGTTGATGCCACGAAACGCGATGCCGGGCAGCGTCTGTTCGCGGTTGTAGACGTATGCGGCACCAGCGATGTTCTGGAACGGCATCGCCTGCATGATCGGGTTCGTGCTGGCGAAAATCTCGACAACACCGGACTGCAACGGATCGGGATTCAATTTCGCCCATTCGGTCTGGGTGAGCATTTTTCAGGTATCCTCTAGTTTGCGCTATGCTTAGTTTCGGTAACCCGCTGCCATCCGGGCATAGATCGGAAGGGAAGCGGTATCAGGGGTCGTGGGAGTGATCGCGGGCCGCACGCCGCCATCGGTCGGGGCCACGGTCGGCTTGTCGAAAATGCCGGTGGCCTTGGCCTGTTCGAACCACGCGATCTGATCGCTCGGCGATAGGCTGGTAGGGACAAGGCCGCGAAGGAGCTCAGGCACATTCGCCAGCACCTTTGCAGCAGTCTCCGCGAGCGAAGCTTTGAGCGCGGCAAGTTCGCTCGCGGCTTCGCTCTGCGGGTTGGCAGGCGGGGTTTCCACAGGAGTATCGGCGTTCTCGATCGACATTGGTTTTCCTTAGAGTTGGATGGCGAGGTCACCGGCTTCGTCACGCCGTCGCAGCAGCTCGCGGTAAGCGACGTCGCGATCGGGGAAGCCGTCGGGGTTGATGGACATCAAGACATCGACCGGGCTCCAAATGCCGAGGTCGGATTTGATCTGAGCGTTGGAGAGGTGCTCGGCTTCGGACAGCTGGTCTTGCTGTTCTGCGAAATCGACGCCGATCAACGCGGCGTCGGGGATGGTGCCCGGCCTGTGCGTGTTGACGACCACCTTGAGCGTTTCGAACAGGCGGGTTTCCATGGTGCGCGCCTGTGCGATCTGGTCTTGCCGGACCTCTTTGAGATCGAGGCGACCAGCGTGCTTCGCAGAGCCGGATTCCGCGACCTTCGAGAGATCAAAGATGTCGCTGCCCACGCCGTAGGTGGCGGCGATCTGGCGCAGCAAAAATTCGAGCGCTTCGAGGATTGATCCGATCGGCGCGTTAGGTGTAGCGAACCCGAACTGTCCGCCCTGCGGCAGCGCAATCGCGCGATCGGGGCCGAATTGAAGCACCTCGTTAGCCGAGATGCCCGACGCCCATGCTTGGCCGTGGGCTTGGCATTCGACCGCGCGCCACAAATTTGCGAGCCCGATATTCAGCGCGTCCTGCGCTTCGAAAAGGTCATCGCCACCGGGTAGCCAGAACTTGTCATCTGGCAGGCGATCGAACCACGGCACGAACGGGAGCCGCCCGTAGGGGTTCGAGTTGCCGGGATTGCCATCGATGCGCTTCGCGGCGCCCCGGTCATTCAAGAGCTTGAAGCCGGTCGGCGTCCAATCTGCGAACGTCGTGTCATCGGAGCGCTCGCCGGGATAGGTGACGATCACACGCGAGGGATGTTCGGGATTGGTCGCGACCACGTCGAGCACGTTGGGAGTCAGGACGTGAAGCGTGGGCATGCCCGCCGCGTCATCCCAACCGACTTGGAGCATTACGGTCTTGGACAGCTCTAGGTAGCGCGAAGCCTTCTTGAGCACAGCGTCGGCGTTCATCGCGCGATAGAGCTGATCGCCGGTGGATTGATCGAGGCCGGTGAAGGTGCGCCGGGGCGCGAGACGGTAAGTGCTCGCGCGCTTATCGACGATCGCGCGGACAAGGTTGATCGAGAAAATGCGGAAGGTTTCGGGACGGCTGAAGCGCTGCGCGATCAAACGGCGCGCGTCGTCATGCGACCGATCCCAGTAATAACCGAGACGGCGCGCACAATCGCTCTTGCGTTCAGCAGAGGACGACGTTAGTTGAATTACGTCACTAGGTGAAAGTCTGAACAATATTTCTCTCGGTCAATAAAGCACGTTGGCAGTATAGCCTATTTTTGGTTCTGTGTTAATACGAAAAATCATCTTGGCAGCGTATGCGCGCCGATGTTTATTAGTTTCTCGGCAATGAAGCCGGGCAGTTCGAGGGGAACCAGCGGAGCGCGCGCGAGATAGGCGTCGTGGAGACGTATCGCCTCGCCCATCGATCGACAGGCATCGGCGCATGGCGGCACATGACCGCCGCCATTCAGCGCGCAGTTAGAGACCGCCGCACCACGGCCCGCGCAGTGGACGCCCTCGATCTCGTAAGGGTTCAGGGTGACGCTGCGCAGCGAATAGACCGCCCACACGACGGCGTGGGTAAAGTCGTCATGCTTGCCGCGCGGGTGGGTGAATTTGGGCACGGCGGCTTCGCCATCCGACGCCCGGCCATCCTCGTGCACCTCAAATACACGCAGTTCGGCAATGAGGTCGGCGAATTTGGGATGGATGTGCAACCGACCCTCGGACGCTGCCTGATAGAGCGCGAGGAACGCGGCGTATTTCGTCCGGCGCGATGGATGCACGACCTCGGTGCCTGCGCTGTAAGGGCGCGTCCCTGCCCAATCGGCAACGTCCTGCGCGCCGTAGGACTCCAGCGCGAGCCGGGTCATGCCGTGGGAGCTGTGGTAGGTTTCGAAGCGGCTCTTGATCCCGCCCATGCGGCTGAACGGCACCGCGTCGGCGTCGAGCACGTAGATATGCTCTTCGTCATCAATCGCGATTTTCGCCACACAGGCCGTCACAGTCTTATCGCCCCGGACGGTGCCCCCGAATGCGCGATCGAGACCACCGCCGACGATCGTTACCGAGCCCGCCGCGAGCGCTTCCACGTCAAGCGGATAGGCTTCGATGCAAGGGTCTAGGATGGTCGCGGGGAAAAGTAGGTTGGCAGCATCACCCCAGCGATTCAGGTGGAGCAAGGCGAATCTGGTCGGCAACATTTGCCGCGACAGTGAGCGGAGCTTGCCGGCGTGGATCCATTCCGGCGCCTTCGCGCAAGCTTCGTCCAGGTCGGCGTATTCGATATGCGAAAAGCATATCGACCGGTCAGGATCGTCGGCGTGGTTTGCGGCCTGAAAAAGCTCCCACAGCTTGGATGACTTTGGGGCGACCGTGGAGTCGATCAGCATGATCGAGCCCGCCGTGTCGAGCAACGAGCCCGCCAGCGCTTCAAACACGTCATCGCCGCCGTTCTTGGCGGAATGAATCTCGCTGATCTGCGCACAGGTCAAACGCTTGCCCCACAACGCCGAGGGGTTGGAGCTGAATGCCTGAATGACGCTGCCAGTGGACGCGAGTTCGATGCGATCGACGCCGAGTTTTACCGTGCCGCTCGCCACGAGCTGCTTGAGCAACGGGGTCTGCTCGAAGGTCGTGCGGATTGTGCGGAAAGCGGTATCGACCACCTGCTTTTCGCTGTTCGCGACCACCGCGATGTTTTCGTTCGGTCGGGTCAGAAACCGCCAGACGATCACCATGGCGCTGGTCAGCGTCTTGCCGTGCCGCCGAGGCCAGCAAAACACCGCAACCGAGATTTCGTCGCCTTCAAGGGCTCGCTCGATCTCGGCGCGCTCCACCGGTCCCGGAGCGAACGGCACATAACCGCCACGACCCGAGGGCACGCGGGGCTGCACGTCAGACAGGAACTGGAAAAAGCCTTTGCTGCCATCCCGCCATGTGGCGATAGATGCGGCAAGGCCGACTTTTAGCGTGGAAGGGGCAGCGGAGGAGGGCAATTTGGAACCTGAGATCGTGGGAGCCAGCCACGAACGCGGGGAGCGCTTGCCAATTGGCAGCCTTGGGAGTCCAAAATCAAGGTTCCACGCATTGACCGGCGGGCACGGTTTGAAGGGGGTTTGCCAAACGCCGTCAGGCTGTGGCTAAGGATTTCTCAGAGCGCGCGGTTAAGGTCATCGCCGCCAACCTTCCCAGTTAGCCTCAGGAGGAGGATCGAACACCGGAGTGATCGATGGCGCATAGTCTACCTGAAACCGCAAAGGTCTTCAACCGAAAAGGGATTCCAACCCGCAAGCGGTGAGATTCTCACACCGACGCTGGTTTAAGTTTGAAGACCGAGGGTGGTCTGGGGATTATGACCTCGGTTCTGCGAGCTGCACACACCGAGAGGTTCATCGCTCTCACCCTCTCAAAAAGTTTAGACAAAAAAACGAGACGCAGTCTGTTCTTCGAAGAAGAACACTTTGAATCAGAATCTTAAAAATTATGAATCTGAATCTTGATTCTGAATCTTAGTAAGTGTTATAGTATTATCTATAGACGCGCGAGCACGCATGCACGCGCTAGGGGGTCACAGCTTTCAAGAAGCTCGCGGAGTGCAGCCCGGAGGGCCTGACCAGCGGGCCGAAATGCCTTCAAGCCCAACACCTGACCCGCAATCCGTTCGACGACATGCCAGCGGCGCGCCGCATATGCGTAGGAGCCGTTTTAATGGGCCTTCCATTGAAATTTGGCCTGATACGCAACCCGGAGTGCCATTTTCGAGAAAATCTGCTCCAGTGCCGGTTAAATCGCGCCGTGGCAGTTTCCGGTCGCCGCTACCCATCCACTCGCAAGTGGTCCAGCTCGACCCCCTCGAATGTCACTGCGTCCATCCACCCTTTGAATTTTCTGACTGTGCCCTGTGTCAGCCTTCCATAGCCGGACGTGGTGGACTTGATGCTGTGCCCCAGACACACCGCAATCTCGGTATCGAGCAATTCCGCTTCGTCGCGCAGCCGATCGGCGAGCGTGTGGCGGAAGCTGTGCGAGCCAAAACCGTCGCCGCCTTCCACGCTAGGGTCTTTCACGCCGATCGCCGCGAGGTAATCTCGCCACCATCGCGACGGCGTGCCGCTGATCTGTCCACGCGCATTCGGGGTAAGCTTGGGGAAAAGGGCGGCGTCAAGATCACCACCGGCGCGCTCAACCTGTTGGGCACGGAACTCCAGGAACCCGATGGCCTCAAGCAATGCATGGACAGCGGCGGGGCGGCTTTGGCCGCTCTTCGTGGCGAGCCCGGCGTCCTTGTCATGCCGGATATGAACGAACCAGACGCCGTGTTCTTGCCGGACATCACCGATACGTAGCTGCGCGACTTCGCCGATGCGCGCGCCGGTAAACATGGCCACAAGCGGTATCCAGTAGCACCAGTCGCGGGTCTGCTCGTTCCCCGGCAAATGCTCCTTCCCCTCGGCCTGAAAACCGGTGAACAGGGGCGAGCCGAGGATGGTGTTGAGGTCATCGGTCGTGAACGGTGGGCGCGGGTTGGTCCCCTTCACATCGTCATAGAACAGCCCGTCCACGGGGTTCGCCATGCCAGCCCAACGCGGTTTTTTGCGAAGCCATCGATACAGCGGCGAGATCGTCGAGAGGTGCTTGTTGATGGTCGTGAACGCCGTATGCGGCATTACCGCTGCACGCGCCTTCGTTGCCGCCGTGCGCATGTCGAGATCGCGCAGTTCCCGCTTGCTCATCCACTTCGGCGGAAGGTCGCGGAGCGTGTCCCGGTATTCGGCAACGTCGAGCGGAGTGATCGAGTCAACCGCGCGGTCCCGGCCAACGAATGTCGCGAATTGAAGAATGACCTTTCGGTCCTGATTGACAGTGTCGGAGCGTTTGCCGCGCTGGCCGTTTTTTCCGCTCTTGGCGATCATTTCGGCACCCCATGCCTCAAACAGATCAAGGATGGTCTCGCCGGGCTTGGCTTTCTCAGCCTCCTTCGCCTTCGCGTCTAACACGGTCGCCGAACGTGGCGCCGCGTCCAACTCGCCGGAGTGCTTGCGGTTGAACAGGCCCACGGCGTCTATGCTCGCCTCAGCAATTGCCCGCACAAACACCGCATACTCGGCGCTGCCCTTCACGAATTCGAGGCCCCGGCGTTCAATGGCGTTGTCGGCGGCAATTTCCCATTGAGTCAAATCACCGTCCTGCAAGCGTCGCGTCATTCGGCGAAGATCGGCCTCTCGCTTGGTGAGACGTGCGGCATACTCGTCATCATCGGAGGGCCATTCTCGACGGCGGGTTTCCATTGCTTCGAGCATGCCATCGAAGGCGACACGCACGGCAACACTCGCCGGGTCCAT